GTTTTCTTGTAGGGGAAAAGTCTTGCAAATTCTTTAACATCTACATCAACTCCTACTTCGTAGTAAGTGTAGGGCAGTCCTCTATCTTCGCACAAAGACCTAGCTTTATGGCAAAAGTCACAGTACGCCTGTCCGTATATCTCAATCTTCTCAGTCATCACGCTGCTGTTAAGTCAACTACTTCACAGGAATCACCAGAGCAAGCCAGTGTTTGAGTTCCTGCAGTATTGTCTTCCTTCTCGTAATCAGAAAGCTTCGACCAGTCGATTGACTTGGGCATAGCATTTAATGCCTCAGTGTATACTTCCTTGTCGCAATCCTGATAAGGTGCTTGTGCATAAGTGTGGTCACTGTGCGGCAGGAAGGACACACCAGAGCAGATGTCAAAGTTATCATACACCCATGCACCAACCTTGAGCCACTCCTCATCACGAACTGTGATGGTCACTGATGGCTTGTGTTCGCACCACTCAAGGGCATACATCTTCCACAACTCAAGCTGCTCAATCGCAGTCATGTCATTGCGTGTCACTGCGCCGACAGGAGAAGCCATTGGAAAACTAAACACTGTTGTGCTGTCTGGTTTCATTACACAAGGCTCTGAAGGAATACCTGAGTCCTTCATAAACTGTGTCAACGGGTCTTTGTTATCACCTCGTACAGTCCTAATATAGTACGCACTATGACGAGCATGAATGCCAGAGGCACTATCAACAAGCTGCGATACAGTACCCGAAGGCTTGACACATGTGATGGACGCAGATGGACTAATTCCAAGTTGCTGTGCAAAATCGTCGTTTGTCTGTATAGCTGTGTTACGCAGCTTCGTAAGAAATTCTTCTGTAGGATTGTTCGTAAGTTCATTGTCCATAATACCTGTCAGGCTTACACCCAACAGCCTTTCTTCCTCTGTGTTCTTTCTCCAGATAGGTCGGAGATATGGCATGTGTGTATATATTGACTGGATTGTACCAAGGATGGTAGCAATCTCAACTTTTTTAGTGAGTGTTTTTTCTGTATCTGTTGGTCGAATAACAACCTCTGTTAGGTTACAGAACTGATAGGGACGCAGGATGATTTCACTGCAGGGATTTGTACCCCACTCAATGCCTGTCTTGCGACGACCATTACGCTCAACGTGTTTGTCTGCAGCTTCACGACTAAAGATGCCACGCTCACCAGACTTTGATTCTACCAGAGCAAGCCACTCACGCATGAATGTTTCCATTGCAGGTTTTTCAGTATAAGAAACTGAGTTGTTAGCCAAAGCACGTTGGCCTTCGTTTTCCCACCACTGTCCTGACTTGGCATGACGCATACGATCATCCGACAGGTTGGATAGACTAATCATTGCGCTGCGGCGTACACCACCAACAACTACCACTTCACCAATCTTACACATGATGTCGTGACACTCAATACTATTTAGCTTACGTCCTGTTGCTTCCCTAAATTTAGAAACAACAAAATTAAATAAATCATTTAGAGGCTCTGGGCCAGAGGCACGACCACCAAATGTTTTTAGTCTGGCTCCTGCAGGGCGAATCTTTGACAAGTCCCATTTAGGAATGTCACCTACGTACAACAAACTAATGAGTTTACGCAGCCCCTTTGCCCAGCCTTCTTTGCTATCGGCAACAACGATTGTGTCGCCGTTCTCTGTCAGTTCATTAGGAATGGTGGGCAGCTTTTGAATTGCTTGACGCTCAACACTAAAGCCAACACCAGTACCACACAGAAGGATAAACATTGCTTCGTCAAAGGCACGAGGATGGTCAACAGGAAGATAGCTACAATTATAAACGCATGTATTGTCACGATCAGCTGCCTGTCCTGCAGTCATTAAGGCTCTCATTGAAGGCATAACCTCAAGGTTTAAGATTGCTTCTTCTATCTTGGTATACATCTTATTGTCATCAAGGTGTGGGCGCACAATGTTTTCCATAAACCTGCCTACTGTTTCAGGCCATGTCTCTCTGCGGCCTTCGTCTTCAAGCCATCGTGCGTACCTTGATGTCGCAATAAATGTTTGGTAGTCGGTGGGTAGAGTATTACTAATCATTCTCTGTCTTTCCTCTCTTGCTGTGTTTTTGTACTTCATCATAAGCCTGTTCTAAATTAAATGTTTCAGGCTTCTTAAAACTATATCCTGTCAATGCTTCCCAACTGTGTGGAAACTTGAAGGAACATTCGTCGCTAATCATCTTGGCAATATGCTTTGTTTCTTTCTGTGCTGTATCTTCTACACGCTGATTAACAACACGAGAGAAGGCATAGAGAGAACCAGACCAGTACCATTCTGTGTACATGTTCTGTGGTAGTACCATACGTGCCATCTCTGGTGCAATACCAAGATCAAGCATACGATTATACTCTGCAATAGCAGACCGTGTGTATGATCCAATATAATAATCAATAGTTTCGTCAGAGCTTCCCTGCTTTACATTGTCTGCCTTCATACGCCACTCTATAGGTGTATAGAAGCAGGGCATGTCGTCAACATATCTACGACTAACCTCGTTCCATGACAAGCCGACCTGATGCTTTACTAATTGTCTGGCGACAAAGACGGGAGCCTCTACTCTAAATTGAATAAAGCAGTGTGCAAAAGGCGACCAGTGTTTATGCTTCGCCAGATACTTAATTAGCTTTATATCTTTATCTATTAACTGTTCAGATTCCTTATTGAAGGAAACCCTTGCGGCATTAACAACCGTTAGGTCGCTGCCCATGTGATCTATATATACTACGTTCATTTCAAAAGTCCAAGAGTTTGGATTATACTACAGGTTCTCTACAGATGCAATAAGTTTATTGAGATACCACTGACATTTTTTCAAGTCTTCCACAGGCTTTCCTTTGTACTTGTATCGCCACAGATACTTCATGCAGTTGCCCTTCAAATATCCTGTAAATTCTTCGGGGGTCATGCTGGCTTCAATAGCCTCGATAGCTTCAATTCCCTTGAAGTTGTAGTGTGTAGGGCTGTTTACTACGTCTGGGTCTTCAATATACTTGAACTTAGTGTCCAAGGACTGCATTAATTCTTTTTCTGACATACTCTACTTCTCCTGATTTTAATACCTTGTATGCAAATTCTCTCATGTAATCTGGGTCTACACCTGCATGGCTGCATACCTCTTCAAAGTCTTTGGCTGTTACGCCTACAGATGCAAAGAACCATGAGGTTGCCCTATCTCTTTCTACTCGTACCTCTGCTGGCTCTCCTTCATACGGCTTCTTTGTAGCGTCTAGGAGTGCCTGTAGCAGGACACATAAAAATAATGTTCGCTCTGGCGAGGATTCGTCTGGTCGAAACTCATCCAGTATGAGGGATATATTACTACTTTCCATCTTGTTTGTCAAGCCATTCTTTTGGAATGCCTTCTCCAAGTTTGCAGAACTTATATCCATGTTTGTCACACCAGTCTGCATACGTCATCTTACCGCCCTTATACAGCTTTCGGTATGGGTTGTCGAAGACAAAGCGGATGTCTAGGTCAGGATATGTTGACTTTATGAAGAGGTGTTTCTTTCTGTCCTCTATCATAAACCTACCCTTGACTTCTAGTATCACCTGGTTTGATAATATAAAATCTGGTGTGTATGTTTTATTCTCACGCCATTCGTATTCCAGCTTCATCGTTTCGTATTCAAATTCAATACCTTCTTTCTGAAGAAGCTGTGAAGCAGTTAATTCTGAATTGGACTTGTATTGATGTTTATATTTTTTCCTTTTCATTGATAGAGAGTTCTTCCACGTTTGGGGTTTTAGATACTTGTGTCAGATACCGTACACCATTTGAATATTGGAATGCACGAAGACCTCTCCCGCCATTAGCGTCCGACCAACATGTGTGTTTGTAGGGGCAGAAGACGCAGCCGACTGCAAGCTTACGATTACCTGAAGTCCCATCTGCTGTGTCAGCGTAACACCGTTCAGGCGGTGTTTCTGTTTCTGCTACCTGTTTAAGGTGACGCACTCGTGATGGTGCATCAATCATTTCTAAGTCGTCTACCTTGCAGAGCGTAAGTTCTCCTGAATTTTTGTCGATTGCAAAGAAGGCGGCGTTCTTACGATTGTTCTTTGTTGCATAGGCACTGATCTGTGCAATATAACCAAAGGGGTCATCATCACTCAGTCTATTCTCTTTAAACTTCTTGAAGGCAAAAGAAGAGGCAGACTTGATATCAACAAGTGTGTCATCAATGATGCAGTCCTGATGGCCTACAATTCCTTCTACTTCTACCTCGTCCTGCTCACCCTCTACCGTGTGTCCTGACACCTCTGTCAGAGAGATTAGGAGAGCCTCTAGAAGATGACCCATAAGAAACTTAATACGGGTCTGTCCATCCAGAGGCTCCCCCTCTTTGCCACGAAGTCCATACCAGATTTGACGGTCTGGCTTGCCGATTTGAGAAAGACGTAGGCGGGTAGCACCTGTACGTTCTCCCTCTTGGAGTATCGTGGCTACGGCTGAACGTGCATCTCTGGCAAACTTGTCCAGTGATTCTTGCACATCCGCTCGATTTACATCGACACCCTGCTCAAGGGTATCGTATATATCTTGTATCAAAGTGTCGATAGTTTTAGTCATATTGTTTCCTATGTTGGCGAACACGGCAGGACTTGAACCTGCAACCTGCAGATTAGAAGTCTGCTGCTCTATCCAGTTGAGCTACGTGTCCTATTTAAAGAATTTCATAAGGCTACGTAAAACACGTAGCTGTAGTGCTTTAAGATATTTCCCTCTTGGTATTGCCCAGCCTAACAAGAAGCCAAGAAAAAGAAACTCAAGAGAGACAAGGTAAGATGGTAGTGTTTCCATTTTAATCTCCATAATGTGATAGCCGCCCCAGCCCTCGTAGCTATCTTCAGAAGCCAACTATTATAATTGCTTCCCCCGTTAGTAGTTTAAGTTAACCTAGAAAGGAACCTCATCGTCATGCATAGAGGTAGGTGACTGACCATCAACAAATCCATCTACGACTTCCAAGTCCTCACCATAGGATACAAGGTCAACGACCTGTACCTTTTTAAGAATAGCAGAAGTACCAGACTTGCCGTTCATCTCCCACTCGAATGGGCTATACAATACGTTCACTGTGCTACCATTACCAATCAGCTTTTCGGTAGCATTCTTTTGAGCATCCACAACTGCAGGTGCGTCATTGGTTGTACCGTCACGGCGTTTAACACGCTGGCGAATGTGTACAAAGTCGCCACGCTCATCGCCTTTATTCTTGATGTCCAAACCATCAGCCTCAATAGCTGAACGGTTGTTGTCATCAACTGCAATGTCAATGCTCCACTCTGGCTCATAAGTTGTGTTGGGTGCTTGAACGTGCGCCCAGTACGCTTTACCTGTAATAACAGTCATCTAGTTTTATCTCCGTTTTGTTGTCATGTTGCAGCATTATTACTACAACTATATAGTGCCACATCTTGAATTAAATGTCAACACTTTTTTCTAGTGGGTTTCTGCCCACGTTTTCCCGACCTTGTATTCACTGTCGAGAGGGCAACGAACCTTGAGAGATTCCTCTGTCAGTTTCATTGCTTTCCTTGTGACCTCGCCAAACTCTTCGGCGTGGTCTTTACGAACCTCGAACTGATACTCGTCATGTATACTTGCGACAAGCTTATAATCCAGGTTGCGTTTGCTTGCCTGTAAGATAATGTATTTGAGCCATTCCTTACAGATGATTGCACCTGCACCCTGCAGTAGGGTGTTAAGTGCTGCATGTTCTGAACGTATCTGTAAGATGCGCCCATCAATGCCAACTACATATCCTCGTGTTGCCAGTTTAGCTACCTTGTTTCGCAACACTTTTAATGCTGGCATGTTTGTCAAGAAAGTATCTATCAACTTCTTGCCATCCTTGGCAGAGCCGTTTACAATCTTGCCAATCTTGGCTGGCCCCGCACCATACAGGAATGCATAGATAAACGTCTTTGCATTGTCCCGTGTAGGCAGACCTGCTGCTCGTTGGTTAGCTGTGTGTACATCACCATCAACAACTTCTTTAGTAAAGCCTGTGTCGTTCATATAGTGAGCCAGACATCTAAGTTCTAGACTAGAAGCATCACAGCCAAGAAGTACGTAGCCATCGCTACTGGTAGTCCATACATCTCTACACTCCTTTCCATAAGGCGAATACACTGCAGGGATTTGTGCCATGTTGGGCGACGTATGTGCCATCCTTCCAGTAATAGTTCGCAGGGTTAACACTCTGCCGTGTACTTTCCCCTCGTCATCTGCCGCATCAATCCACGACTTGATTTGCGACACACGTTTTTCTAGTAGAAGATACCTTGCAACAATCTGTGCCTCTGGTATGTCTACCTTTTC